AACGCGGGCCAGCATGCAGGTGGGCGTGCTCTACGTGGATGGCCCCGACCAGTCCATCATCCTGCCGAACGGCATGCGCCTGTTCTACCGCAACATGCGCCGCGAAGTGGTTCGCGGATTCGATAACAAAGAAAAGAATCAGTGGCTGTTCGACTATGGGCGCGAGACGAAATACACCTTCGGCGGCAAGATGACCGAGAACGTGGTGCAGGCGTTGGCGAAGATCATCACGATGAACGCCGCCACACGCATCCGTCGAATCAGCAAGCATACACCGCTTGCTGGGCAGATTCACGATCAGCTAGTCTACGTGGTGCCGAAGTCCGAGGCGCATGCGATGCGTGACCTCGTAGTGTCCGAGATGCGGCGGACCCTCGACTGGTTCCACGACCTACCCCTCGATGCCGAGGGTGAAGTTGGCCCCAACCTTCTGGAAGCAAAGTAGGATTCACAATGGCGTTCGGAATCGACACTGGGAAAATGGACTACCACGACCTTTTGCGCGCGCTGCGTGATATGGACGAACCCTCGTTTAATACTCTTGAACATGCCATCGCAAACAACACGGTAGGGTTTACCTATGGCCGGCGACTCGCTGGTGCGCTTACGCCGGCGATCATGGAGAATGCTCGCCATGAACGGCAGATGCTGGCGAAGCGTTCGACCCCAACCCCAGCGGAGATGAAAGACCTTTCTTGGGTGCAGTATATGCCCCACCAAGTCACCACACCAATCCGACGACATGAATCCGAGCAGGAACAGAAGATGCGTCGGCGGGCAGAGGCTGCGGAGCAGGAACTGGCGGCCTTGAAGGCAAAATTCGAATCGTTGTTCAGTGTGCCCGCGGAAGTGGTGTCTACCCAGGTAAGTGCCGACCCATCGACTCCTGGCCAATGGCGAATCCGGCTTCATGTGGAGGCGTTTACGGTGGAGACAACGATGGGTGCAGTGACGGCAGCGCGGGCAAAGCCCGGCATGGCGCTGGGCTGGGGCGACACGCTCGACAAGATGACCGCCATGCAGCGCGTTGCCCAGGCGTCGCAGTTCCAGATCATCGCCAACCACATCATCTCGGGCGACCACAAGATGACTTCTGCGGAGCCGACGATGCCTAACGATGAGGAATCCGGTAAAGAAGTTGATGACAGCGACCTACCGTTTTGATACTGTTGTGGCCCCATACACAAGAGAGAACCCATGTCCGACCGCACCCCCAAGCCCGGCGTCCATCCGCTTGACCGCCCGTTCGCGTGGTCCTACTCCCGCCTGAAAAACTTCGAGACGTGCCCCAAGCGACACCTGCACCTCGACATCCTGAAGGACATCGTGGAGGAAGAATCCGACGCGATCCAGTGGGGGAACTATCTCCACGACCGTATGGCGAAAGCTATCGGCACCGACGACAACGCGAAGCGGAACAACCGGGACAAGATCACGGAGGAACCGCTGCCGGATACCCTCGCGCAGTATCAACCGTGGGTGGACCGATTCCGTGCTCCGCGTGAGTCCGGAGCCAAGGTCTATGTGGAGCGCGGGCTGGCGATCACGGCGGACTTCAAGCCGACGATGTGGTTCGGGCTTGATGTGTGGTTCCGATGCAAGGTGGACGTAGAGGTGGTGTCGCACGACCAGCGATTCGCCCAGGCGTCGGACTGGAAGACCGGCAAGCGCCTCGATGATGCTCCGCAGTTGGCGCTCACCGCCATCACGCTGATGGTTCACCAGCCGACGCTGGAGGCTGTCCGCACGGAATATGTGTGGTTGAAGGAGTTCACGGAAACCAACCCATTCCGCTGTGCCGAGCGCAAGATGTTCACCCGGCAGCAGATTCCGGAGATGTGGTCGAATCTGGCGCCGCGCGTGAAGGTGCTGGAGATGGCCTTCAAGACGAAGACGTTTCTGCCGAAGCCCGGCCCGTTCTGCCGGCGCTGGTGCCCGGTGCATACTTGCGAACATCACGGGAAGTGAATCATGTGGATGCTGTGGTTGGCTCTGGCTCTTGTCGTGGCTGCATGCACCGACTGGCTCGCTGGCAAGTGGAACGGGCGCCATACACGGCCCGGCACGATGTCGATCTATGGACTCGGATTCGCCATTTCGACGGTTCTGATGTGGAAGGCAACACAAGGATGAACACACGCACACACCCACCGCTGTTCAAGCGGTGCGACATCTGCGACGGCTGGTTGAACGTCGGTTCGATCCGCACGCAGCGCATGCGCTACGACGACTGCGGCGGCACCTGCACCGGCTGCATGGCCTTGGTCGGGAACGATCCGGACGCTATCCTGTCGCTCGCCCAGTCCGAGGATCAGTGGGACCGGGCTATCGCTGCTCGCGCCATTCTGGAGGCCCCATGCCCAACCCCAACAAGTGTATCCGCTGCGGAGGCGTGGCTGGACCGACTCAACAATTCTTCTGCGACCCCTGCAACCGCCATGGAGAAAGCGCCGTGAATAAGCCCCACGACCCCGTGAACCACCCCAGCCATTATACCAGTGGCGGAATCGAAGCCATCGACGGCATCCGCGCCGCTCTGGGCGACGAGGCGTTCATCGCGTTCTGCCGTGGCAACGCGATGAAGTATGCGTGGCGTGCCGGCAAGAAAGGCGCAACCAGCACGGATGTCGCCAAGGGTGCGTGGTATCTGCGCAAGGCGGAGGAAGTCGCCAGGGAGATGGAAGCGCAGCCCCAACTCCCGCTGGAGCCTGCTCCCCAGCCCGCGCCCAACCTGCCCCATGAGGCCCGCAACGAAGTGCTGCTGGCGCAGGCCAACCACATCGCCGCACTCGGCACGGTCTTCGAGGAATACGCGGAGCACCACCGCCGCAGCCCCCAGCCCGGCGCCAAGGAGAAGGCCGAACGCAACCAGGGACGGGCTGCCGAGGCGTTCGACATCGCGGCACGGCTCCGCGCCTGCGTGTGGACGGGAGAATAGCACATGTCCGTCACCCCCGAAGGCAAGACCAAACAACACATCAAGAATCTGCTGGATATGGAGGGGGCGTGGTGGTTCATGCCGGTGCAGATGGGCTACGGCACGCGGACGCTGGACTTCCACGTCGCTCGCCCAGGCGATTGGCAATTCGCTCTGATCGAGGCCAAGAAGAAAGGCGGCGATCCCCGCCCGGCGCAGTGGAAGGCGATCCGTGACGCCCGCGCGAAAGGAATCCGCGTGTTCGTCATCGACGATCAGGAGGCGGACGGACTCGACATCAAATACGAATCCATTGCCGCCCTGCGCGCCTGGATTCGGGGAGAAGGCCCGTGAGTCTGCTGCGCAATCTTCGCCCCGGCATCGAACTTCAGGTGCCGGGGGTTCGTGACCGCGACCAGCATATGTCCGTCTCCTGGCGGAAAGCGGGGCGGGGCTGGGTGCTGTCGGTGGGCTTCGCCAAGACGATTGCCGTGGCGATGGGGTTCATTCTGGAATCCAAGGCGCGGAATATCTGTGAGGTCGGCTACGACGAACGCACAGGCGAACTGGTGATCGTCAACGGCGCCAAGGCCCCCGACAAATCGCTATGCTTCCGCCTCGCGAATCGTCGCGGCTCCCTTGTGCTCTCCATGAGTCCCCGGTGGCTCAAGGGCTACGAAGTGACCCACGCCGCCGAACGGTGCGCGCACCGCGTTGTGCTGGATGGGCCGATTCCAATGCTGACCGTGACCCTTCCTGATTGGGCAGCGCCCAAGCGTGCTGGATTCACCGCCGCAAAGAATCGTGCAACCGACGCCGCCGACGCGGCCCGAGCAAAAATGGCTGACCCCAATGCGCGTCCAACACATCCTACCCCCTTCCACACCGCCGCAACCCGCCCGTAGGAACTTCCACATGTCCAATCGTCAGCGCGAATCCAAGCGCAGCCCCCACCAAGGCAGCGGAATCGGCGGCAAGATGGCCGGCGGCAACCCGCATCCCGACCGGGGCCGCGAGGAAGACGACTACTACCCCACCCCCGCCAACGTCACCCGCGCGCTCATGCGGGAATACCCCGACCTGAAGGGCAAGCTGATCTGGGAGCCCTGTGCGGGCGACGGGGCCATGGCCACCACACTGCTGGAGGAAGGCGCGCGGCAGGTGGCATGCACCGACATCCACCCTCGCCCGGCGGTCACACCCGGCCTCACCATCCGCGCAGCGGACGTGTTCGGGTTCACCAAGCTGCCGGCAGTGGATGCCATCGTCACCAACCCGCCGTTCATGCTGGCGGCGCGGATGATCAACCACATCTTGGGGTTGCCCGGCGGACCACCACCATTCCTGGCGCTTGTCCTGAAGGCGACCTTCTGGCACGCTGCCAAGCGCCACCGGCTGTTCCAACACTACACCCCCACGGCGATTCATCCGTTGCTCTGGCGTCCTGACTTCCTCCAGAAAGGGGCGCCGACGATGGAAATCATGTGGTGCGTGTGGGATCGCGCCGACGCTGGCACGGAGCCCATCTACGCCCCGTTGCCGGCACCGACCTGATAAGCGGCTGAAGCACATGAACGCAACCTCTCCCCGCCCACCCGCCATCGTCAGCACCAAGCACCGACGCCTCGTCGTGCCGTTCAACGCCGCGCTGGCGAACCTGACCCCGCACGGGCTGCCGTTCGTTGTGGGCGGGGAGCAGATGCTGGCGGTGCCGCACGACTACACGCACACGCGACTCGTTCGCAATTTTGGAATCGACGCCCCGGCGCCGGTCCTGCACTACTACGACTGGTCAGGGTCCACCCCTTTCGAGGCGCAGCGGCAGACCGTCGCCGGGCTGACGACCCACGAGCGATTCTATGTCCTCAACGGCATGGGGACGGGCAAGACGCGCTCCGTGATCTTCGCGTTCGACTACCTGCGCAAAGCTGGTGAGGCCAACCGCATGATCGTGGTGGCTCCGCTGTCCACGCTCACGATGACGTGGTTCCGCGAGGTCTTCTCCGTGGCGCCGCACCTGAAGGTAAACGTGCTCTACGGCAGCCGGGACAAGCGCCTGCGGCTGCTGGCCGACCCTGCCGACATCTATGTCATCAACCACGACGGCATGGACATCGTGCAGGATGAAGTGATGAAGCGCACCGACATCGACGTGGTGTGCCTCGACGAGTTGGCGGTTTACCGCAACGGCACGTCGAAGCGGTTCAAGCGTATGCGCAAGCTGCTGGCGCACAAGAAGCGAGTCTGGGGCCTCACCGGCTCTCCCACCCCGAACGCCCCCACCGATGCCTGGGCGCAGGCGCAGCTTGTCACGCCTTGGCGCGCACCGACTGGATTCGCTGCGTTTCGTGAATCCGTCATGTATAAAGTGACGACGTTCAAGTGGGTGCCCAAGCCCTCGGCGCTCGCCACCGTGCGGGAGATGATGCAGCCTTCCGTGCGATACACCCTCGACGACGTGGTGGAGTTGCCCGACCTGATTATCCGCACGGTGCCAATCGACCAAGGGCCGTTGCAGAAAAAGGCATACGATCAGTTGGTGAATCATCTCTACGGCCAGTTCGCGGCAGGCGAGGTGACGGTGCAGAACGCCGGCATCCTGATGAACAAGCTGCTTCAGGTGTCGATGGGCTGGGTCTACACGGATCAGCGCGGTGTGGTGGAGTTCGACAACGATCATCGTCGCCAAGCACTGCTCGATGCCGTGGAGTCCACAGACAACAAGGTCATCGTCTTCGTGCCGTTCATCCATGCGCTGGATGGAGTGGCGGCACATCTGCGGAAGCACGGGACCGAGTGCGAAATCGTCTCCGGCCAGACTTCGCAGTCGGAGCGGAATCGCATTTTCGGCGCGTTCCAGAACAGCACGGACCCGCGTGTCGTGGTTGCCCACCCGCAGTGCATGGCCCATGGGCTGACGCTGACGGCAGCGGACACGATCATCTGGTTCGGGCCGTTCGCCTCGCTGGAGGTCTACGAACAGGCCAACCAGCGAATCCGCCGCGTCGGCCAGAAGAACAAACAGCAAATCCTGTTGTTCTCTGGCACAAAGGCAGAATCGAAGTTGTATCAGCGCCTCGAAGCCAAGCAAGGGGTGCAGAACACACTTCTCGACATGTTTCGGGAACAAGCCAACCCCTAGTTGCGAATGATTCGCAACTAGAATCCCCCTTGACACCCCCGATTCGTTATGGTAAGATATGCAGACAATGGAGGCCAACATGGACGACAAGGTAACGACGACTCCCGCACCGGGCGCGGAATCCAAGCCGCCGATCCAGAAGCGGCTCGCGCAGTTCATCGCGCTGCGTGATCGGATCAAGGACATCAAGGCGAAGCACGAGGCGGAGTTGAAGCCCTTCAACGACGCGCTGCTGGCGCTGAACGGCGTGCTGCTGGAATACCTCAACCAGACGGGCGCGGATTCCTTCGTCGTGCGCGACGTGGGCACGTTCTACAAGTCGGTGAAGAAGTCCGCGACCATCGCGGACAGCGAGGTGTTCAAGCGGTTCGTCATCGGCGGCGGGCACTGGGAGTGCGTGGACATGCGTGCGAACGCGCCCGGCATCGAGGCGTTCCTCAAGCGGGAGGAAATGCTCCCGCCCGGCATCAATTTCCGGCAGGTGGCGGTCGTGGGCGTTCGCCGTGCCGGCGCGAAAGACGAGGACTGAGAACCCTCACCGTCTCCCACACCGACTGAACTGATTCACCACACAGAGAAGAATCAACATGACAAACGCGCTGACCCTCAACCCCGCCTTCGCTGCCGCCGCGAACCGGCTGGCGGCACTCGATCCCAACTGGAACACGCAGCAGTCCGAGTTCTCCGGCGGCATCCGGCGCGGCTACGCGGTGGTGTCCCTGCGCGGCAAGGTCTGGCGCATCACCCACCAGGGTGTCGAGCGCGTCGTGACCCGGCTGGACGGCAGCAACGATCCGGCGTCCACCCTTCAGGTGGTCATCATCCGGGGCGGCTCCGATCTGGCGAAGGTGTTCTATGCCGGCGGCTATCAGGACGGTGCCAATGAGGCGCCCGACTGCTTCTCCAACGACGGCATCAAGCCCGACCGCAGCGTGGCGGCGCCGCAGTGCGCCACCTGCGCGGCCTGCCCCAACAATGTCTGGGGCAGCAAGGTGACGGAACAGGGCAAGCCCACCAAGGCGTGCTCCGATTCCAAGCGGCTGGCCGTGCTGCCGCTCCCGCAGGAAGGCGTCACCGGGGACGATGCGCTGGATGCGCTGGACAACGAGATGTTCGGCGGGCCGATGCTGCTCCGTGTGCCGGCGGCTTCGCTGGTCGATCTGGCGCAGTTCGACGCCAGCATGCGTGCGGCGGGCTTCCCGCTCTACGCCATCGGCGCGGCGCTCTCCTTCGATGTGAATCAGGCGTTCCCCAAGCTGGTCTTCAAGGCGCTGCGCCCGCTCACCGAGGACGAGTTCGGCGTGGTGCTGGAGCACCGCGATTCGGATCAGGCGTTCGAAATCGTGGGCACCCCGAAGGGCGGCGCGGCTGCGGCGGCTCCGGCGGCTCCGGCGGCTGCTCCGGCGGCTGCTCCCGACGCGGGTGCGGCGGAGGCTGCTGCGAAGGCCCGTGCGGAGGCGGAGACGCGGGCGCGGATGCAGGCCGAAGCGGCTGCCAAGGCGCAGGCGGAGGCGGCTGCCAAGGCGCAGGCGGAGGCGGCTGCCAAGGCGCAGGCGGAGGCCCAGGCGGCTGCCCAGGCCACCCAGGCGGCTGCCCAGGCCACCCAGGCGGCTCCCGTGGGGCGGCGTCGTCGGGCGGGCGCAGCGGCTCCGGCGGCTCCGGCGGCTCCGGCGGCTCCGCTCGGCGGCGGCGCGACGAGCGCGGAGTTGAACCAGATGCCCGCCGGTGTGAACATCACCGTGGGCACTCCGGCGGTCCAGACGCCCTCGGCTGGCGCGGCGGACATCGACTCCGTGCTGGACGATCTGCTGAACAACAACTAGCCCGCTCCACTCGGTTCGGCTTATGGCGCTGGAGGGGAGGGGGGTGCTACACTCCCTCCCCTCCTTGCATATGGGGTAGGCATGTCAGGATTTTCGCTGGGGGCGCCGACCGCCGTAGGCGCCCCGCCGACAGCGGCAGCGGCGAGCACCATCACCGATTTTCTCAACCGCGTTCTCCCGTCACCGGCTGGCCAGGGCCGTGCGATTGGGATTCACTATGCCAGTAAGAATCCGGAGTATCTGGCCCGGCTTGCGCAGAACAACAAGTCCAAGGACAGTGTGCCGATTCCTGGCCGCGCGTTCTACACGGTGGCGGATGCAGCGAAGTATGCCGCGAACTACATGGGGCGAATCAACAGCGACCCCGTGAACAGCGCCGCCGACCTCTATTTCTGCGTGTCCCTCTGCGGCAAGGAGGTGCTGAAGTCGCGCGAGGGCAAGTCCACCCTGATGAACACGCGGCAGCGTGGCTCCATGGCAGCATGCAAGATTCTCTGGGCGGACCTCGATGTGAAGCCCGGCGCCTATGCGGATCAGGCAGCCGCTCTGGTGCATATTGATTCGCTCGCACAGGCCGGCACGATCCCGGCACCGACCGTGAAGGTGTCCAGCGGCTCCGGCGTTCACGTCTACTGGGTGCTCGACCGCGAACTGGGCGTCGCGGAGTGGTATGCCCTCGGCCCGGCATGGTCGCAGTATCTCACCAAGAACGGCGTGAAGCACGACCAGAACGTGGCCTCGGATGCCGTCCGAGTGCTCCGCCTGCCGGCAACGCTGAACATGAAGGATGTAGCGAATCCACTGCCGACCTCGATCATCGGCACGATGGACCCGACCAACATCCCAGTGACGCGATTCGAACAGTTGCTGGGAGTCTCGCTCGCTGCGGCGGCAGCGGGGGTGCGCCCCACGACCCCGACGATTTCGGGCGCCTCGGCTGTGCAGGTGGCCGCGCAAGGCACGCAGCTTCCGGCAGCGTTCAACAATGTGGTCCCGTTCGCACCACTGCCGGCGCAGTCCGAGTTCTCCAGCGGAATCGATACGGAGCATGTAGGGCAGCCGGTGGACTTCAGCAAGGTGCTGGCCAACTGCCCGACGCTGAAGGACATCCATGCGCGCGGTGGTGCAGGCGATTCCGGCGTGCTTTGGGGGCTGGCGATCCTGGCGTCCACCTTTGCACCAGCAGCAGAGGCACGGCGATGGGCGCATGAGTTCGGCAACCAGCATGCGGACTACACGTTCGCGGACACAGAATCCAAGTTCGACCAGAAGATGCAGGCGCGACTCGCCAGCGGTGGGCGAATCGGTTGGCCGTCGTGCAAGACGTTCTCCGCGAGCAGCCCCATCTGCGCCACATGCCCCAGGCTGCCGGTGGGCAAGACGCCGTTCCATGGTGCCCGTGATGATTCCGACATGCCGGAGGGGTATCTCCGGAAGAACGGTGAAATCATGGTCCAGACGCAGGACGCGGAAGGCAACACCGTGGTCCTGTCCGTTTTCCCCTACGGCATCCTCGACGCCTACATGGAGATGACGCCGAACGGCCCGGTGCTCAACTGCGAAATTGTCCACGCCAAGAATCCATCGCGGCGCCTGATTCTGCCGGTTGGCGTGGCGACCTCCTGGCGCGATACGGCGCTGTCCCTGCTGGGCAGCGTCGGCGTGGCACTTCTACCACATCAGATTCCTTTGGCGAGGAACTTCTTCGTGAGTTACATCCAGCACCTCCAGAAGCGCGTGGCCGACGTGGCGGCACGGGACGGCTACGGGTGGACCAAGACTCGCAACGGCGACCTCGGGTTCGCCTACGGCGGCAAGGTCTACGGGCCGGGGAGCAGCACGGAACTGGCGCCGCCCACCGACCGCGTGCTGGCGTCCCGCTTCAAGCCGGAGGGGGAACTGGCGGGGTGGAAGCAGGCTGCCGACCTCGTGATGGGGATGGGGCGCCTGGACCTCCAGTGCGTCATCGCAGCCAGCTTCGCCGCGCCCCTGATCTACTTCTCGGGCCAGTCGGGCGTCATGTTCTCGGCCTTCTCCCCGGAGTCGGGCGCGCAGAAGTCCTCGGCCATGAAGGTGGCGCTGTCCGTGTGGGGCGACCCTGTGGGGGGCATGTCCCGACTCGACGACACGGTGAATCATGTTGGGAAGAAGCTGGGGCAACTCCGGCACCTGCCGGTGTTCTGGGATGAACTGCACCATCGCGAGCAGGCGGAGCAGTTTGCCAAGCTGGGCTTCGCCCTGACCCTCGGGACTGAGAAGGGGCGGCTCAGCCAGAGCGCCGACATGCGGGAGGCCGGCAGTTGGGCCACCATGCTGGTGGTGGCGTCAAACCCCGGCGTGCGGCAGGTGATGTTGGAGGGTGGTGCCGGGAACTCGGCAGCGGGGGTGAACCGCCTGTTGGAGATTGAAGTGCAGCCGGTCAAGCTGGCGTCCTCGGCTTCGCAGGCCAGTGCCGTGCTCGACCAGACCCACCACAACTACGGCGTGGCCGGCGCGCTCTACGCGGAACTGCTGGCCAATGAGGGGCAGGCGCTGAAGGGCCGACTCCTACAGATTTCCGAATCGCTGGAGAAGGCGACGGGCTCCAAGCCCGACGAGCGGTTCTGGATTCTCGGTGCGGCGGCAATCATCCTCGGCGCGCTGCTGGCCAACAGGCTGGACAGTGGACGACTGATGCAGTTCGACGTGAAGGCCCTGGCCGGCTACCTCACGCGGGCGATCCAGATGCAGAAGGCGCAGCGGGCGCAGGATGTCCACGACTTCGATTCTGAGGACTTCGCTGTCTCCGTGGTGTCGGACTACATCAACCACGCCCGCCTAAAGAACGCCTGCCTGGAGACGGATACCGTGCCCAGCGGTGCCGGGCGCCCCAAGCCCATCGAGATGCGTATGCACCCGGATGCGGCACGGATGATGAAGGCCCCGTTCCTCCACATCATCCAAGACGACGCCATGATTCGGATGACGAAGACCGACTTCCGCGACTGGGTGGTGAAGGAGAAGAAGCTGCCCATCGACATGGTGCGGAAGGCGCTGACTCGATATGCCGCGCTCACCGAGATTCGGGCGCGCTGGGCAGCCGGCACGTTATGGTCGGGGCCGAGCCAGAACATGCTTCAGATCGACGTGGGGGTGGCACGCACCCCGCTGGGGGCGAGGTTCAACATTGGGCCGGTGGCGGCACCGCAGGCCCAGGCACAGCCAGGAGGGACGCCGTGAGGGAGGGCGGTGGCAGCGACCCGACTGAAGCGTTTGAAGGTCCGTGCCAAGTGTGTGGGGGTGGCGGCTGGATAAGCTGGTTCAACCCGGCACTGGATGGGCCTGCGTTTCGCGAGTGTGAAACGTGCAGGAATCCCCACGACTTTCCATCACCGTAGGAAGGACGCCATGAGACGCTGGTGGCGAGTGTTCTGGTGCGAGGTGCTGCATCGAGGCGGCACCATCGACCGCGATCCGGATGGCCGAATCAATTGGAGGTGCAACACATGTGGGAGATGGTCCGACCATCCTGTGCCAGTCGAAGACGAGCGCGCGTTCTCGCTACAAGCAAGGAGCAACCAGAATGACCGAGAAAGACTATAAGCGCCTGACTGAAATCGTCGCGGATTCCGTGGCGCATCCGAGTCGGCTCACCGCCTGGGAGAACAACTTCATCGCCGGAATCCAGAGCGGCATCGCGATCCACGGCAACGCCATACGAATCAGCGACAAACAATGGGAAGTGCTGACGCGAATCGAACGGAAGGTGTATGCGACATGACGTGTCCCATGGGCGGCCTGTGCTGCCGCTGTAGTCCCTGTTCCTACCTCCAGCCACAAGCGGAAACGGACGAGTTGTCCGCTGTAGTCGATGCCCTGCGGGCGGAGGGGGTGGGGGCGGTGCTGGTGCGGGAGCGCGCTGCCTGCTGCGGCCCCAAGTGCCTCCGCCCGGAGGGCGACTGCGTGTCGCATACCTACGGGCGGGGTGTCCTGGCGCGGCTTCGAGAGGCTGGATTCACGGTGGTGAATGTTGATGCATTGCCGGAAGGAGGCACCGATGATGCTCCGCTACTATAGGACGGCTCCAAGCCGTTCGCTGCTGGAAAACTTCATGGCGCACCCCGTCCGCCTCAACGGGCGCCTGATGTCGCGACTCCAGGCTTCAGTGCAGGTGGGGATTCCACTCGCGGCAAAGTTGAAGAAGGTGGACCGCCCGCTACCTGCGGGCTACCGCCGCTTTCGCTCCCAGCCCCGATTCTCCTTGACGGACTGAATCCGCAGGTTTTTCGGGTCATTGGTGCCGCCGTGGTCCAGCATCTTCTTGTGGTCCACATCCTTGCCCTTCAGGGCGGCGGCACCGTGCTTCTTCTCCATGGCGGCACGTGCGGCGTTGCGCATGGCGCGCTTCTTGATCTGCTCGGGCGTGCCCTGGTAGTCCTTGTAGTGCTGCCGAATCTGCGCCGGGGTGCGGTGCGAAGTCGGGGAACGCTTGCCTGCCATCTATCCTTCCTCCACCCACCCATCCGCTACAAGGCCGCAGCGGACGCACATCGGGGCACCCGCCTTTCGTAGCATGAACAAGTCGCCGCCGCAGCAGCAAACCCACACCGGCTCCGTGGGCGGCGGCACGCACAGGCCCATGCGGACCCCCTTCATCAGCGAGCACACCGGACACTCGAACGCCAGCGTCCCCGGCGGGGCAACCGCTTCCCAGGTATGGTTGCAGTGGAGGCAGCGCGCAGGCCCAGCCAAGTGCGGCTCCCTTTCATCAGGTTCGGCAGGCGCGCGGCGCCGCTCCGCCAGATTCACCACGTCACCCATGAATCACCTCACGTTTGCGAAGTCGCCTTCCTTGCGCAGCGCCTCGCGGCCCTTGGGTAGATAGTCGGCACCGCCGCTGGCCTTGGCACGGCGCTTGGCCTCCTGTTCCGAGGCGATCAGGTTGGCGCGCGTGATTCGTTCCGACCGCAGTTCCGCCGGCAGCTTCTGGTTCCACTCCATGACCCGCTGCCACTGCTCTGCGCGCTGCTCCGGCTTGGCCTGACGCCAGTTCCGGATCATTTCCGACCGCTCAGTGGTGAGGCGGCGATTCGCCCCCTGCACCGCCTGCCGGCGCTCGTAGACCTCCGCCGTCCAGGCCGGGGTGAACCCCAGGCCCTGAATGATAGCGTCGCCCACGGAGAACTCCCGCCCTTCGTCGATTCGTTCGCCCTTCTTCGTCGTGACGCCTTCCTCGCT